AATAAGCCAAAAGCCTAAGCCTAAACGTAAAAATCCAGTTTCCACTTGGTACACTTCGTACACTTGGTACACTTCGTCTTGAAATTAGTCTTTTTTAAGACGCACGTATTTTGCTTGACAGCATCATAAAACCTTGGTCAGGGGTAGGGATGTCACCATCAAGAGGGATATGGATCTCGTCCCGAATACTCAGCGATCCTAAAATACGTCAACTCGACAAGCTGATCCTAGGCTACGTGCAGGGGTTCGGTGAGGAGAGCTGCTTTGCCAGTAACCGAGCGATAGCGGAGTTGTTGGGTGTCCAGCATCCTAGGAGCATTCAAAACAGAATCTCGTTCCTAGTTCAAAAAAAGTACCTCACAAAAATAGGATCACATAACTACCGAAAATTACACATAGGAGACAAAGTAAAATAATTATGAGCCTGTACTCAATGAATCGAATCCAAGACAAAAAAACAATAGCAGCAGTCCTAAAATGTGCTGAGGAATTATTCTCAGTCACTTCTAATGACCTAAAAAAACGATGCAGAGTCGAACCATTGCCGTCGATTCGAGCGGTGGTTTGCTGTGTGCTACGCGAATACGACGTGTCCGCCAGAACATCGGCTCCGTTGATAGATCGAGATCGCACTAACATCGAGCACTATTTTGCATCCCACGCTGATAGACTGACGGTAGACAGGGATTACAGGGACAGTTTTGAGGCGTTGTTAAAAACATCAAATGATGTACTGTAGTGCACTAAATGATGTACTGTAGTGCATCAAATGGTGCACATATAACTAACCTATAACTAAAGTATAACTAAATAGTACTAGTACCCTATGTGTTTTAGTACCTAAAATGATTAGTTTTTAAGTTAAAAAAGTTAGTTGAAGGTGAAGGTTAATCCAAGGTAAAGGTTAAGTTCCCCGTCGGGGGACGTAAATCCGTAGAGATTTTCTTTAAGTTTCCCCGCTAACCTATTAAATAACTGTAAAGTTCGCGTAAGTTCTTGACAGCGTAGCGTAAGTTGGCAGGGTGCAGGTCATGGACAAAAACACCAAGGAGGCAGTGGGAGCCGAAAATCCCACAGTATCGGGTCTGTTAGAACAGACTCTTCGGGCCATTAAGCCCGACACGCAAGTAGACTTCGAAGCCGCAATGTGGTTCGAAGAAATAGAGGCCAAGCAACGGGCAACCGTGGAAGACATGGCAGAATATTATGAGAAAGGGGCAATCTATGATCGCTGAAGGATTATCTAGGGTTACTGATCCCGTATCGTCAAAAGAAGCTGGGACTGAAACAGTCGCATCAGGAACGGCGAAGGATCATAGAAATCGAATTTTATCAGTGATGGGCACTGAGCCTTTAACAAATTGCCAACACGCACAGTTGGCGGGGTTGGCTCAGGATCAGACCACTAGGCGCATGACGGAGTTAGATAGATTAGGATTAGTACAGCGTGGACCGTTCGTTAGATGCCCAATTCTGGGCAGAAAAGCTGGAACTTGGAAAAGGATATAAAATATGAAACTAGATAAAAAAACTTACGGAACCTACAAGCCAGAGCTTCCGAACCTTAAACATGATGGGTACTGTCCCATCATAAACGGAGAAGCGGTTGGAAGATACCGTTATTTTTCAGTAGCAGAATCTGTACCTGCTCATAAAATAGTGCAGTACAGGGATCTGGAGAAGTTCGGTTACAAACAAACCGAAAAAAACTGGAAGGAGGAACACAATGCTAGACGTAGGTAGCGTAGTCACGTTTCGGTTACCTTCAGCGGACATCCCTAACGTGGGTCAGGTGATCCGCTTAAAGGAGCTTCAGGACTCCGATTACAAAGTCGAGGTCAGGGGGCGTAGCGGTCGCTCCCTCGTCCTAGAGAGTTTTCATGGCTCTCAGGGCATGATATGGCCGAATTACACCCATGCTGACACGTACATCGAAGGTGGTTGGGAGGCTCTCTGCGAAAAGCAGTTAGTTGACACGTACTATTTCGATGCGGTTAAGGCACGAGCTGAGGACGAAAAAAAGCGAGAAAATCGCAAGAAATCAATGTTTAAGGAGGATCATAATGCAGAAAATGGACCATTGCACATCAGAAAAATCCCTTGAGGAAGCCCTTGAGGAGTACCTAGAAGCCCGTAGTGAACAGATGTGGGAGAACCCAGTCCTTGTATCCCATTGGGATGGAGAGGACGTACTGTTCGAGAGTGGTCCATCGGACTTTTTTCGCAGTACTAGGCTGCAGAAGATGATAACATGGGACATAGAGGAAGACATCTGTGGCCCTTGGGAAACCGATGCTAGTAAGATCGTCCGTGCTGTTGCAGATGATTTAATTAAGGACTCTCTGTACGAGATGTCAGGATTCGAAGTTTATAGTTAAAAAAATGAGTACACCACAAGAAGTAAACCTCGCCCTTTCAGGGCAGATCGACGCTGTGATGCAGAAATATTTCCCTGATGCCAAAAAGCGTGGGAATAACTACGAGATGGGAGATCTCGACGGGAACAAAGGTTCCTCCTGCGGAGTTTTCCGAGCGAAGGGAGGCGTGTATCTGGCAAAAGACTCAGCTACAGGCGAGTGTATACCTATACTGTCCCTGATAGCCAGGAAGCACCTGAACTGGAAGGAGGCGTTCGTGGAGGCTAGGCGTATCTGCGGTCTGCATGACCTGAAACCAGCAGTAGTGGTCGAGCGTCCTGCTGTGGTTAAAGACAGCAGCACTGCTCTAGGACCGATGCGCGGAACGGAGGCGATGAAATACCTATCGCAGGAGCGTGGCCTCTCCGAGGCTGTACTACAGAAGTACGGAATCCGATCACATAAGCGGTACAGTTCAGTGAACGAGGATTTCTGGGCTGCTAGGTTCTATGATGCTGATGGGAACTACGTGATGCTTAAAAGCACAGGCGTCCTTCGGAACAACGGAAAAAAGGACATCTGGAGCACTAAAGCGTGGCATACTCTATGGGGGTGGGACAACGTGCAGGACAACGATAGGAGCATATTGATCGCTGAGGGGGAGATAGACGCAATGTCCTGGGATCAGATGGATGTAGGGATGCCGTGTCTGTCTGTGCCTAGTGGAGTATCGAACCTAGGATGGATTGATAACGATTACGAAGCACTGTCCCGTTTCGAGAACATATACATCTCGATGGATAACGACGAAGCTGGGCAGAGGGCGGCAAAGGAGATAGCTAAACGCCTAGGTTTGCAGCGGTGTAGAACCGTGCAGTACCCAAGCGACGTGAACGATGCTAATGATTTACTGCGTAAACATCCTGCCGATGCTCCTGCTCTAGTAAAAGCTGCGGAGTCCAACGATCCTCCTACGTTACGTACAGCAGCAAGCCTAGGATCCGACGTTGCGGATGAAATACACCGATACGAGTCCGAAAAAGCACACAATCCTTTCATGTGGCCAGAGCTACCGTTTCGATTGCGTGAGGGTGAGTTGGTCACATTAGGTGGTTACGCAGGTCATGGAAAATCTCAGTTGATGTACCAGATGGTACTGCACGAAATGGTGGCTAATAATCGCAGGGGATGTGTTGCATCGTTTGAGATACCTAGTTCGTCGATGCTGATGCATATGCTATGGATGCAGAACGGTAAATGCCCAAATCCTGACAAGATCGAGGATGAGGTGCAGGTTCTTGCAGATAAACTTTGGTTTGTGGAGTCCGAGGAGGGTGTGGACAACTCTTGGGAGAGCATAAAAGATGATTTCCTGTACGCTAACCGAAGGTACGGGTGCGATATATTTGTGATCGACGCATTAATGCACCTCACTGCTAAAGACGATTGGAATGGTCAGGCTCGTATCGCGAAGCAAGCAGCGAAGTTCGCATTAGACAACAGGGTTACTGTGATCCTGATTGCGCACTGCGATGCTAAGAAAGCTACAACAGCTATGATGCCAGAAAACGAGCACATTCTGGGAGGTCAGGAAATCGTTGCCTCATCTCACACCGTTGTGATCGTCTGGCGGAACGTAGACAAGGAGAAGCGGATAGAGGCTGGAGAACAGGTAGATGGACCTGACGGTAAGTTCTACGTGTCCAAGCAGCGGAACTCTGGTGTCCTCGTTTATAGGGATCTTTGGTATCAAAAGAGCCGAAGGATGTTTCACACTGATATTCAAAATCTAGAAAAATTAGAAAAAAATGAAGAAATGTCAGATTGGGACTTGACAGACTCTGATTTTGATGCCTTTTAGTACGTATGGATACCATAAAATCATTCGAACGATTCTCAGATCCTTGGGAATCAAAGTACGGGACGATGTACCCGTTCGCAGTGACCCTGGAAGGGTCACCTGATACCGTTTTTGCTAACGGTACTTCCGAGTCCCCTTGGTGGGCAAATGTAGGATCTATCGTAGAAACTGTAGATAAAGGAGAAACCAAGACGGGTAAGCGTAAGGTTAGTTTTGGNAAGCCAGAGGGTGTACAGCAGCCNNCNCGCTCTACACCAGCTACACCAGCACAGGCCAAGGGAGCTGCTAGGGATCAAGCNATCTCACTAGCTATGATCTTTAAGATCGCTTCTGAACGCGGTGGTACTCCAGCTGAGTCACTGGACTTAGCCAGAGAACTCTGGGACTCATTTCAGGAGTTCATCGAATCTCCTACATCTGATAAAATTTCCTCTTCGGAAGAAGAGGCGTTCTGACGGTTACAATGCACAGCAAGGGGGTCTAGGTTTTTCATGTTTTCCTAGGCCCCCTTTTTTTATGAACAGAAAAAGAATTGAAAGTGACTTTTTGCCCACCGTGTACTTGTGTCAAGTAGGCGGTTCTTTTAGTTCGTACAGTAAATGGGTTCATTCTGAAGGTGCAGACATTGACATCGAGTTCGGAGACGAGCGAGGAGCTTGTTGGAGAAATGGATCGTACATTTTAATTTACGTTCAAGAGAACTGCAAAGCCGTTATTTCTCACGAAATTTTTCACGCAGTGAACTACACTCAAGAACACACTAGTTGTCCTGACGAAGAGTTCGGGGCGATGTGTACAGAATTCTTAGCCTCCAACTTATTATGAATAGATTGCTGATAATCGGAGACCTCCATGAACCTTTTTGTTTAGACAAATATTTTGCGTTCTGCAAAAAGCTGTACAAAAAAAAGAACTGCAACAGGGTTCTATTCATTGGAGACATCATTGATTCCCATTACAGTTCGTTTCATGAGCAGGACCCAGATGGGATGTCTGCTGGAGATGAGCTAGACCTGTCTATTAAGAAGGTTAAGCGCTGGTACAGAGCATTCCCAAAGGCTGATGTAGTAATAGGGAACCATGATAGGATCGTATCCCGTAAGGCGTTTAGTGCAGGGGTAAGCAAGCGATGGATTCGCAGTTGCCCAGAGGTTCTAGGTACACCTAATTGGAAATTTCACGAAAGTATCCATATAGATGGAGTTAAGTACTGCCACGGAGAAGGCAAGAAAGGCATCCAAAGGGCTAAGGCCGATATGGTTAATAACGTGCAGGGGCATTATCACACGGAGTGCTACGTGCAATGGGCGGTTGGTGACTCATTTCGTGTTTTCGGTATGCAATCTGGATGCGGGATTGACCACGCCAGTTACGCAATGGCGTACGGAAAGCATGGCCCTAAGCCAGCAATAGCGTGTGGATTTGTGGAGAACGGAGGTCGAAATGATCTTGATGAGGTTAGCGTTTACCCGATGGCATTATGACTGAGTTTGAATATTTACGATTAATGGTTCAGCCTAAAAGCACCTGTCAGAAAAAGGCTGTTGCTGCTGGTTGCTGGGTTGGAGAGCGGTTTGTTACAGCTGCTAACTATTGCGAGAACACTGGACAAGTCTGTGACAGGTTAGATCTGCCCACTGGCGCTCAGCCCGATCTTTGTGAATCAGAACACGCTGAGATCAGATTGCTCGATGAGCTAAAAAAAATTGATCTATCAATGATTCCGAACGTAGTTTGGGTTTATGGGCATAAACACATTTGCCCTGATTGTGCAGAAGCACTTCATCAATTCGGAATTAGAGAAATTAGAATTAGGGAATATTGATATGATAGATAGAACGTTACAAAAGCGTGGTGAAACGTACGGTAGGTTCTCTGACAACGCCGAGATAGCCCAACGGCTAAAGAGAGTTGTGCGTGATGGAGTAAAGTACAGCGAACTGCCGTTTGATATATGCGAGGCTTTCGACATGATACTCAGCAAAATCTCTAGAGCGGTTACTGCGGATTATAAGCACCTCGATACATATGAGGACATTCAGGGGTACGCC